CAGGAACTTTATGGGGAACTGAAAACTCTGTTAGTTTTGAAACATCAATTATGCTACCAGCACTTGATAACCAAAAAGTTTGGGCCGGCTTAAAGTTAACTAATGATCAATTAGTTGCAACTGATGCTAACCAAATATTCTTTAAGTTCCAAACAGATGCTACTAATAGTGAGGCATTTACTACTTTCGCTAACTGGCACGTAGTGCATAGTATCGCGGATACTGATTATATTAGTAGACTTCCAATTGCAGTTGCAGCTAATACACCTTATCACTTGAAAATTGAAATAGATAGTGATAGAAAAGCTACTGTTTTTGTTAATGGTGTGCAGTATAATCTTACTGGCACGTCAGGAAGCACAGGTGGAACAGCAGTAACAGCAGTTCAACCAGGTGTTGCAGCTACTAAATCTGCGGCTTTAACTGATGATATTGATTTAATTCCATACGTTGGTATTGAAGCAGGCGATGGCGCAGCAGAAGCGGTAAACGTACATTACGTTGCTTGTAGTAGAAACGTATACGAATAATAAACTTTAATGGAGCGGGGGTGAAAACCCCCTCTCTCCAATAGGAGGAAAAATGGCAGACGCAGTAACAAGTCAAACACTATCAGATGGCGATAGAATCGCTGTCATGAAATTTACAAACTTATCAGATGGTTCTGGAGAGTCTTCAGTTAAAAAAGTTGATGTTTCAGCTTTAGCTAATAATTCAGCAGGAGCGGCATGTGCTCATGCTACAATTAATCAAATTTGGTATGATATTGGTGGCATGCGCGTAGCTTTGGAATGGAATGCAACAACAAATGTTGTGGCAGCAGTTCTTGGCGGAAGCGCAGCAGCAGGACCTGGTTCAGGATATATGGATTTTAGATCATTTGGTGGTGTTAAAAATACATTAGCATCTGGCTATGATGGTGATATTGATTTAACAACAAGTGGTCACACTAATTTAGATCACTATACTATTGTATTAGAACTATCTAAAAATTATTAAGGGGTTTAAATGGCTTATTCAGGCACTCAAACATTTAACCTCTCAATAGAGGAAATCATAGAAGAAGCACTAGAGCGTTGCCAACTGGAAGCGCGAAGTGGCTATGATCTAAAGACAGCAAAACGATCCCTCAATCTCATGTTTGCAGAATGGGCGAACCGTGGATTGAATCTATGGACCGTTTCCTATGCCACGCAGACACTGACAGCAGGGACAAATTTCTACGGGGTTGACCAAAAGGTCGTGGACATTCTGGACGCGACAATCACAACGACAACTGATGCAACTGCAAATCTTGAAGGAGACAGCAGTACTACTGATGTTTCTGTTGCTAGAATTTCACGCGAAGAATTCATGAATCTTACCAGAAAGGAGAAATCATCAACTGGGGATGCAAGACCTACACAATGGTCTTTAATTCCTGGAACGGTTACAACTGGAGGATCTTCCTCTAGCGGTCGTCCGGAATATGACATGACCCTTTTCCTATATCCGAGTCCGGATAAGGCTTATATTTTCAAATATTTCTATATTGGAAGAATACAGGACGCCGGTGATTATGTTAATAACGCCGATGTTCCATTCTATTTTCTTCCGTGTTTGACTGCGGGGCTGGCTTACTATATAAGCTTAAAGAGGGCGCCAATGCTGAGTGCAAACTTAAAGGCGGTGTATGATGAGGAATTTAAACGTGCTGCCGAAAATGACCGTGAACGAACGTCGTTCAGGGTTGAGCCGGCACAAGCTTACATACCATAGGAGGTAATATGGTTAAATGTGAAAAATGTGGTCGTGATTGCGATTGTGGAGACAATTGTGAATGCACAAACTGCGAATGTAAAAAGGAGGAATAATGAGTAATCCAAACTGGAATAAAGGTACTAACGCCGGAAGAAGTTCTAAAGGTGGAGTAAAAGGAAATTGGAGTGATAGAGGAACTAATTCTATACCTGAAGCTAAGGCTAAGGAAAAAGAAAAATCTGTTTCACTGTCTAAAGGAACTGTTTCTGGAACCGTTCAAGGAATGGGACACGCTACAAAAGGTGGCAAGTATCATTGGGCCGGATCTAAAGATTCCAAGTGGTAGGATAAATGGCGTACGCTAGAGGAAGATACGCTAAGTTTATCTCTGACCGCAGTGGAATGGAATTTCCATACAGGGAAATGGTGAAAGAATGGAACGGTTCACGTGTTCATACAAGTGAATTTGAACCTAAGACAGCACAGGATCATCCTCGTAAGCATTCTGCTGATAAAGAAGCATTGCAATACGCTAGACCAGACAGGGGTGAGAGTGCTGTTGCGACATTGCTACCTCTAAACCCTTTTAGGTTTACAGCGAGTAGTGCAACAATATCAGTTTTTGAACCTGACCATGGACGGTCAAGCAGTGACACTGTAAGGTTCAGGGATGTTAGTGGCCATATATTCGGAGCTGATGTAGATGAATTGGAAGATTCTGATGGATACAGCATTACAAAAACAGATGATGATTTCTATACCTTTGCAGTTTCAACAGCTGCAGGAACAACTGGAAATGGCGGGGGCGGATATGTTTCTGCCGGACCGGCAACATTGAGTGCATAATGACAACATACGCGGAATTAACAACACAGATTTTAAATTATACGGAAACAAGCACTGATGTGCTGACATCCACGATAACGGACGACTTTATTGAACATACAGAGAACAGAATATTAAGGGAAGCTGATTTGGATGCATTCAAATCGCATCAGTATACAACTGTAACAGCTGATAACGCTTTTGTATCTTTGCCGGGTGGATCGAATCCAGACCCAACATCCTTGGCTACAATCAGGACAGTTCATATTTATCCTGCCTCAGGAACGGCAACAAGGACATTTTTGGAACAACGAGACATCAGTTTCATGAATGAATACTGGCCGGTTAGAACATCTACTAGTACACCAAAATACTGGGCGTGGTGGGATGAAAACTCAATTTATCTTGCGCCAACGCCAGATTCAGCATATAACATAGAAGTAGGAATTACCAGACTACCAACAAGACTGTCCAGTTCCAATACAACCTCATGGTTGGGAAATAATGCCCCATCGGCGTTGCTTTACGGAAGTCTTGCAGAAGCCTTCAAATTCTTGAAGGGACCAGCGGAAATGCTGCAATTATACGAACAATCATATCAACGTGCCATACAAGAGTTGATGATAGAACAACAAGGAAGGCACCGAAGAGACGAATATATGCATGGTGAACTAAAAGTACCAGGCATGCAAACACAACAGAAATCCATAGGAGGATAAGACATGGCAATAACTCAAGCTGTCTGTACAAGCTTTAAACAGGAAATTCTTGTTGAAACGCATGACTTTACAGCCACAACAGGGGACACGTTTAAAATTGCATTGTATTCAAGTTCAGCTACTTTAAGTGCTTCTACATCCGCTTATTCCGCTACAAATGAAGTTTCTGATTCAGGAACTTATTCAGCTGGTGGTGGGTCATTGACAAATGTGACACCAACAACAAGTGGAACAACTGCTCTTACTGACTTTGCTGACATATCATTCACGTCAGCGACAATCACGGCAAGAGGCGCATTGATTTATAACAGTAGTGAATCCAACAAGGCAGTATGCGTATTGGACTTTGGTGGCGACAAGACATCAACAAGCGGAACGTTTACAATTCAATTTCCAGCAGCAGATGCAAGTAACGCTATTCTACGACTGGCATAGGAGATAATTAATGGCTCTCGCATTAGATGACAGAGTAAAAGAAACATCGACAACGACCGGAACCGGTACGCTTGATTTAAGCGGTGCCGTTTCAGGGTTCCAGACATTCGTTGCGGGAATAGGTGATGGCAATACAACGTATTATGCCATCGTTAACCGTGATGAAGCGGAATGGGAAACTGGTCTTGGAACTGTAACCGATTCGTCTACGGACACACTGGCAAGAACGACTGTTCTTGCGAGTTCAAATAGTGATAGTGCTGTTGATTTTAGTGCTGGAACAAAAGATGTTTTTGCAACACTGCCAGCAAGTAAAGTATCTTATCTCGATGCAAGCAATGATTTAATTCTTGGAACAGGAGCAGCAGGTGTTGACTATTCCTTAAAGTTTGACGGGGAAACGAGTGATGGTATCATTACATGGATGGAAGACGAGGATTCCTTCAAGGTTGA